AACGACGACTTGGTTATGGCGACAGCCATCTCTTGCTGGGTAAGAGACACAGCATTAGTTGTTAACCAAAGAGAGTTAGATTACCGAAAAGCGATGTTGTCTTCGATAAGCACATCAAAGACAAAGTTTGATACGAGAATCGCAGGCATGACGGGATACAAAGCGAAACAAGATTCGTTTTCTCCCGGCAAGCATAAAGAAACTCAAGCTTACGCGCAGATGAATTACATCGCTCTATTGAAGGGATAAAAAATGGCAGACCCAAGAAACCCAAGAAACGAAGCAAGTCCTCTTTACAAAGTCCTAACCAGACTTTTTTCTGGACCTATTGTTAACTACGACTCGGAACAACAAAAGCGTTTCAAACGAAAACAGCTAGATAAATACGGCACAAAGTTTACCTCACTTTCTGGTAAACAGTTCAAGAAAGCCGAGCACAACATTTATGAGAACTATTCAGCAAAATACTATGCGTCACAAAATAGAGCAGAGCGTTATGTAGATTTCGACCAAATGGAATACACACCAGAGATTGCTTCAACTCTCGACATTTATGCCGACGAGATGACCACGTTCTCTGACCTACAACCCCTACTTCACGTTGTTTGCCACAATGACGAGATTCGCTCCACACTCCGCACACTTCTTTACGACGTGCTAAACGTTGAGTTCAACCTTTACGGCTGGGCTCGTGGTATGTGCAAGATGGGTGACTATTACCTTTATCTCGACGTTGATGAGAAAATAGGTGTAAAGTCTGTTCTTTCCCTTCCCTCAGCAGAAGTCGAAAGACTAGAAGGCGAGGACAAAACAAACCCGAACTACATTCAATACCAATGGAACTCCGCAGGTATGACCTTTGAAAACTGGCAAGTAGCACACTTCCGTATTCTTGGTAATGACAAGTATGCTCCATACGGAACATCGGTGCTAGAACCAGCCAGACGCATTTGGCGTCAGCTAACAATGCTTGAAGACGCAATGATGGCTTACCGTATTGTTCGTTCGCCCGAGAGAAGAATTTTTTACATTGACGTTGGTGCTATTGCTCCCGAAGACGTTGAGCAATACATGGAGAGGGTTAAAACCTCACTAAAAAGAAACCAAGTTGTAGATCCCGACACAGGTCGCGTTGACCTTCGCTACAACCCAATGTCTATTGACGAGGACTATTTTATTCCCGTCCGTGGTGGTCAAAGTTCTCGTATTGAGAACCTTCCCGGTGGTGCTTTCACAGGCGACATTGACGACGTAAATTATCTCCGTGACAAACTGTTCTCCGCTCTTAAAATTCCACGTTCTTACCTAGCCCGTGGTGAAGGTGCAGAGGAAGACAAAACAACCCTAGCCCAGAAAGATATTCGTTTTGCCAGAACTATTCAAAGACTACAACGCTCAGTTGTTTCCGAGCTAGAAAAGATTTGCATTGTTCACCTTTATGTTCTAGGATACAGAGGCACAGACCTACTTTCTTTTAAGCTCAAACTAAACAACCCAAGCAAGATTGCTGAACTACAAGAGTTGGAGCACTGGGAGAAGAAGTTCTCCGTTGCAGGTTCTGCCACAGAAGGTTTTGTTTCACGTCGATGGATAGCCACACGCCTATTCAATATGACCGACGAAGAGTTTGTTCGTAACGAACAGGAGATGTTCTATGATGCGAAGTTCAGAGCAGCAATGGAAGCCGCTGGTCAAGCACCAGAGGAAGGTGGTGATGCCGGTGGGCTCGACCTTGGTGGCGCTGATGAGCTTGACTTGGGTGGTGAAGGTGAAGAACTCGACCTTGGTGGAGAAGAAGAAGCCGGTGGAGCAGAAGAAGAAAGCCCCCTCTTGGCAACTCCTGGCGATGAAGAACTCACAGAAGCTGATGAAGACACTATTCACTATACCTTTAAAGACGGAATGACAACTACCAATAAGTCCAAAGGTAAAATGTACCAACCAGTAAAAACAGACCGCAGAAGCGAAGGTGCAAAGAAGCGCCACAACTCTGCCATTGCCAACCCTGTTGGTGGTCAGCGCACCACAGCCCGTGCCACAGGCGCGGAAGAGTTGAATAAACTCGGTAAGGGCTATGTTTTTAATGAAAGCAAAACTATTTATGAGGATATGGAGTCGGAGATTCTGAACTCTAATAAGGAAATCGAAAAACTAATCGAAAGTTTGGAGAACAAGAATGGCTAAACATAACAAGAAAAGAAACACCGCATTTTTATTTGAAGCACTGGTTCGTGAAATGACCAAGGCTGCTATTCGCGGAGACAACAAAAAGAAACAAAAAGTTTTAAAAGTTATTAAAGAGCACTTTGGTAAAGGCACCATTCTACACAAAGAACTCCAACTTTACAAAAGCATTTACGAAACAAAAGAAGCAGACCAACTTCTCGCAGCAAAAATTATTGTTGAGTGCCGCAACTCTTATCATCAACTCGATAAGAAAGAAGTATTCAAAAGACAGTCTTTTCTTATTTCAGAAGTTAATAAAACTATTTCACCACAAGTTTATAATAACTACGTTCCAAACTACCGCTCCCTAGCGAGCATCGCTCAACTCTTTTCAGACGAAACAGTTGGCAAAACAAAAGTTCTTTTGGAAACCAACCTTTTAAAAGAAATGACAGGCAAGAAAGTTCTTACTCCACAAACAAAGAGTATGGACGACTTCACATTTAAACAATACGTTAAAGTATTCAACCGTGAGTATTCTTCCCTACTACCAGAGCAAAGAGAGGTTCTAAGCCTTTTTATCGCTGACCCCTCTGGCTTGGTTTCTTTCCTAAACGAAGAACTAGGTCGCCTCAAAGGTGTTCTAGCTGGAAGCCTTGACCTCCCCGAAATCAAAGAAGACGAGGTAATGGTCGAGAACACACAAAAAGTTATTGACATTTTAGAAAATGTTGGTAAGCAAAAAATAAATGAGAGCACAGTTATTGATGTTCTCAAAATTCAAAAGCTGGTAAGTGAGATTCAGTCCGATGACAATTAAAATAAAGATTCGCCGCCAAAAAGAAATGGAGACGCTAAAAAAGAAAGTAGCGGTCACAAAGACTATTGACGGCGACCTTATGTTTCTCACACACCCTTACCTCACCATTATTGTTAAAAAAGACAAGCTGCTTTGCTTTGCCAAAGACGGCAACTACACAGACGAAGCTTATGCAGCCATGAAGCGTCTTATGGACTACATGGTTCGCGTTGGTCTTGTAAAACCAGAAACCGTACAAGGTGGCAACATTTATGCTTCCTTGGAAGCCACATTTGGCAAACCAGTAGAAGACCGTTCCATTTTGCAACTCGCTGTTTTCCACGTTGATGAATACTTGAAAAACGAGCAAAACGAACACTACGACGAATACTACCAAGACGAATACGACGAATACCTTCTTGACCCACCAGAAGAAGACGCTACTGAACTTGGCGAAGTTCCACAAGAAGAAGATAAGGGCACACTTCCAAAAGACCCTTACATCACACCACTTGTTTACAGGATATAATGGAACTTTTAACATTTATTTTAGTAGCCTATGGGCTCACACAAATACTTGTCTATGGCTCAATACTAAAACCAATAAGACCAACAAAAGGAAAACTTGGAGAACTCTTCCATTGCCCAATGTGTATGGGCTTTTGGGTAGGGTTCTTTCTTTGCGTCATTTCTCCTTTTACACCACTATTTACATTTGAACCAAACTTCGTAACACCTATTTTATTAGGGTGTCTAAGTTCTGGGACAAGTTACATACTCTGTCAAGTATTTGACGATGAAGGAATAAAAATAAAATGGACAAAGTAAAGCTAAAAGAAATGATTAAAGAAGAGGTTCAAAACCTTCTTAGCGAAGCGTCAGATTTTGATAAGTATCAAATGATTGACCGCACAATTAGAGAGCTAAACAAAGGTGACGTTAGCGACGAAAGAGCAAGAGCAATGGCAGCAGGTCTTGCAGCTATTGTAAAAGCTCTAAGGGACGGAGAATGAGCAACATAAACATTTGGGTAGATAATCACTGGATGCTTCGCCCACCAACAAACTGCTGCAAGGGGTCTTAGCTATGTCAAAGAAACAAGTTCTAATAGAATACTTTCAACTTGAAACACTAACGGAAGCCAAGCGTGCTGACGATGGTTTCGTTTACCTAAAAGGTCTCCTTCAACACGCCAACAAAAAGAACGGCAACGGCAGAGTTTACCCACCCCGCGCTCTCCAAAGAGAAGTCGAGAACTACAAAAAAATAGTTCGTGACCGCAGAGCATACGGAGAACTCGATCACCCCGATACATCAGTCGTGGAACTAAAAAACGCATCACACCTTGTAACAGAAATCCATATGGATGGCGATGCAGTTTACGGAACACTAAAACTACTCAATACCCCAGCAGGCAAAATCGCCCAACAAATTGTTTTGGACGGTGGCTCACTGGGTATCTCCTCTCGTGGTTTAGGTTCAACTCGTCAAGAGCGTGGGCTAACTATGGTAGAGGACGACTTCACACTTATTTGCTTTGACCTTGTTTCAGAGGCATCCACCCCCGGTGCATACCTTATGAAAGAGGCAAAGGAAAGAGAAATATTTGGCAAGGCTGACAGAATCAACCGCGCCCTCAATGACATTCTTGTCGGAAGAAAATAAATGAACGAGAACCAACTAAGAGAAATAATCAAAGAAGAAATACAAGCAGTCGTCACCGAAGGTATGCTCGACAATGTTGGTCTCAAAGACGTAGAAGTCTCCGAGGACGACTACAAAAAGTTTGCTGAAGTAGTAAAGACTATGTTTGGTGGTTCTATTGATAAAGAAGACATTCCCGCTAAATGGGAAAAAACAATAGGCTACCCCCTAATGAAACCCGAACTAAAGAACCTCGCTAACAGACTTATGAGAGACAGACTTCTTTACTTGGGTGGAGACTTTGACCTATGAATAAAGAACAGTTGAGAAAACTTATCAAAGAAGAACTACAAGCAGTTCTCAACGAAGACGGACACACAGATGTATCTTCTGCCCGTCGTCAAGCAAAACTCGCCATCGAGGATAGTCAAGATATTCTACAACACCTAGAAGGTTTCAGCGCAGAGCAAGACCTTCCTTCTTGGTGGATGAAGAAAGTGGCTTTGGCTTCTGCTTATCTCAACAGCGCAAGAGACTACTTACTAACAAGCGGCGAACCTATGAATGAAATGGACGCTGGCGAGCAAAGAAGAAAGTGCGCTCGTTTGAAGCAAACGCACGAGAGAGCAAGCTATGGCGCTCTCACAGACCCAACGGGTTATGATGTTATCGAGATGCAAAAGATCGAAAAAATAGCAGCAAAGTTTGACTGCGATTGGTTGAGAGAACTATGAAGCGAGAACAACTAAAAAAACTTATTAAACCCATTATCAAAGAGTGCATCCATGAAGTTATTATCGAGGAAGGCATTCTTACAAAGGTTGTAGCAGAGGTGGCTAAAGGAATGGGCAATGTTATTGTTGAAGCAAAACAACCAGAGCCTACACCAGAACCACAAAGAAACACAAACCAAGAAGCAATAGAACTACAAAAGAAGCGCCTTGCCGAGAAAAGACAAATGCTTACAAAAGCAGTAGGCGAAGGTGCGTATTCAAACATTTTTGAGGGAATCGAACCAATGGACGCACCCGTTGAAGGTGCAGCCTCCGCTAGTCCTATGGCTGGCGTAAGTGCAAAAGACCCTGGTGTGGACATTTCAGGCATCATGGCTCTTGGAGGGAGAAACTGGAAGACCCTAGCCACAGCTAAAAAGAGGTAATATGGCACACGTTAAAGTGGAAGCTCGCCGCAACGAACCCGGCGAGAGACTAATAAAAAGGTTCTCAAGAAAAGTAAAGAAAGAAGGCATCATAGACGAAGTAAGAGAAAGAAGGTTCTATGTCAAGCCATCCAAGACCAGAAGATTAAAAAAACTTCGCAGAAAAAGAATCGCTAGAAAGATAACCAACGAGCAAAAAGCTAAATAAGTTTTTTGGCTTCGTTAGGACTATTTATTAACGACTATTTCTGTCATGGGAGAAGTGTATTATGTCATCATTGTTTGAAAAGGCAATAGCAGATGCGAAAGAGCTAAAAGAAACAGCCCTTCGTAATGCTGAGAAGCAACTTATTGAGAAGTATTCCGTAGAACTAAAAGAATCTTTGGAGAACCTTCTTGAGCAGGACGAAGAAGAAGAGTTAGAAGCCACCGAGGAGGAGACTGCCGAAGGTGGTGAAGAAATGGCTATGGACATGGAAATGGACGCCGAGCCTGCTGAACCAACTGGTGATGACTCACTAATGGCACAAGTCCCAGACGCAGCAACTGTTGCTCTTGCCCAAGCCCTTGAAGACGACCAAGAAGAAATAGTTATTGACTTCGATGAGCTAATGGCTGACTACGAAGCTTCTACTCCCGAGGAAGAAGCAGAAGAAGTTCCCGCCGAAGCAGAGGCTGCTATCGACCGTGAAGAACTCCTAGAGCCAGCAGGCGAAATGATGGAAGAAGGCGAAGGTCTTGATGAAGCCATCGATGCCCTAACAGAAGAACAACTCGACGCCCTTCTAGAAGAAGTCAACGTTGACATTAAGTCCCAGCACCCCAACAACGGTTGGGCTGGCTCCACAGCCGGTGACCGTGCTGAGAACGCTGACCTTGCCGCACTAGCTGCCGCAGTTGATGAAGAGCAAGAGAAAAATAAAGAACTACAAGACCAAAACAAGATGCTTTCCGAGCAGCTACAAGAAGCAAAAACAAAGCTCAAGAAAGCAAAAGAAGTATTGCTTGAGATGAAAACCAAAGCCGCAGAAGTAAATCTTCAGAACGCTAGACTTTTCTACACAACTCAAACACTATCTTCACAAGAACTTAATACTCGTCAAAAAAGTAAAATTGTCGAGTCCTTGGCAAAAGCCAAAACAATTGAGGAAACCAAACTGGTTTATGAGACAATGAAAGACTCAGTGGGTAGCACCAATGAAAAAACAGCACCAGAATCACTGACTGAAGCTGTAAGCCGTACTCGTTCCCTCGTCGTCTCCTCTCGCAAGAGAGAAGATAAACAACAAGAGCAAGCTCCAATGTTTAAGAATTGGCGCAAGCTCGCAGGAATAGAATAAAGGAGGAAAATTAACTATGTCTGCATTAGAAAAATTAACAGAAGGCATTGTTGCTCGTGATCTCCAAAAGGAAGGTGCTGCTCTACTAAATAAGTGGGAAGGCACAGGACTTCTTGAAGGTCTCAACAGCGATGTTACAAAAAACAACATGGCTCGTCTCTTAGAGAACCAAGCCAAGGAACTTCTCCGTGAAGCTTCCACAATGGCGGCTGGTGATGTCGAAGGCTTTAGTGCCGTAGCATTCCCAATCGTCCGCAGAGTCTTTGGTGAGCTAATCGCCAACGAACTCGTTTCCGTCCAACCAATGAGCCTACCATCAGGTCTCATTTTCTTCTTGGACTTCACTTCCAGTACAGAGAAGCTTGGTTACGACCAAAACGCCTCACTATTTGGTGGCGGCGCTGTAGCTGCTCAAATTACTGGTGGTATTGACCTCGGCTCAACATTCCCAGGTCTCAACGCTGAAAAGGGACCATACGCCCTCAACAACGGCTATGCTTCACCAACAGGCACTGTTAGTGTTACCATTTCTGCTGTTGCTTCCGGTACTTACGGTGCTGGTGTAACTGAGTCCACAATGGGCGACGGTGATACAGTAACTTCAGATACTTTTGATAAGTTGCTCCGTTACGATCCCGATATTGCTTCCGGTACAAACTGCGCTATTGCTTCTGTTCCAGTTGCAACACTCTCAGCCGCTGGCGTTAACATGGATAACCTCATCACCCTAAGCTCAGGTGGTCTATCAAACGAGGTTCTTCTACGTCGTCTAACTCGCATCGACCCCGATGACAACACAAGAGTTCTCTTGGTTGCCATTCCAGCCGCTAGCGAGACAGGTCGTACACCTGCTCAGTTGACAACAGCACTCACAGCTATCACAGTTATTGATGCCGCAATCACCGATAACTTTGCAGCTAGCAACGCTGTTGGTTCCGTTCGCGGTCAAAGCGAGTGGGCACTTGAGAATACACCAAATATCCCCGAGATTGATATCAAGGTGGACAGTGTTGCTATCACAGCCAACACCAAAAAGCTAAAGGCTAAGTGGTCACCCGAACTCGGTCAAGACCTCAACGCCTACCACAACCTCGACGCTGAGGTTGAGCTTACAAGCATCCTCTCTGAGCAGATTGCCCTAGAGATCGATCAAGAAATCTTGAACGACCTCATTCAAGGTGCTGCTAAGGGTGCCGGTGTTCGCTACTGGAGCCGCGCTGCTGGTAAGTTTGTAAACCGCGTAACTGGTGTTGAAGTTGGTGCAAGCACTGCTGCCCCTGACTTCACAGGTACAGTTAGCGAATGGTACGAGACTCTTCTAGAGACCATCAACGATGTGTCCGCAGAGATTCACCGTCGCACCGTTCGCGGTGGTGCAAACTTCGTAGTTTGCTCACCAGAAGTTGCTAACATTCTAGAGTTCACTGCTGGCTTCCGCGCCAACGTTACCGTTGACGCCAATGGCACAGCCGGTGCTGTAAATGTTGGTAGCATCTCCAAGAAGCTCGACGTTTACGTTGACCCATACTTCCCACGCAACGTGGTTCTAGTTGGTCGCCGTGGCAACAGCTTCCTAGAGAGTGGTTACGTCTACGCTCCTTACGTCCCACTACAAGTCACTCCAACCATCTTTGGCACAGAGGACTTCGTACCACGTAAGGGTGTGATGACACGCTACGGCAAGAAGATGGTCCGTCCAGACATGTACGGTCTCGTCATCTGCCAAGACTTGGTATAAGCCTAGTCTTTGACTAAGAGTTGCCCCTCGTCTGCTTCGGTAGGCGGGGGGTTTCTCTTTGGGGAAACTATTTAGGAAGAAGAGGGTTTAGACAATGCCAGTTCCAGAACTTAGTCCAGTATCTACCGTAAGCACATCTGTTTTAACAGCCACAGGCTCAACAGATGATGTGGTAGCTGCTTTACCATTTACCGTATACAGTGACAACGCAGCTTTTATTAGCGGAGCAGTAGACCAAGTAGCTTATGTTTATAAAAAACTAGGCGGCGATGTTTTAGATATTGAAATAAAAACTGGTAATGTTTATGCAGCTTATCAAGAAGCAGTATTAGAATACTCATATATGATAAACTCTCACCAAGCTAAGAACGTGCTTTCTGACATGCTTGGAGCATCGACTTCTTCTTTTGATGAAGACGGAGAGATTTCAGGAGGGGCATCTGACGCATCGAGAGACTTTCCAAACTTTGGTTTTGCTTATGCACGTCGTGTGGCAGAGGGTGTATCAACCGAAGCTGGCGTAGGTGGCTTCCTAACAGAATACTCAGCAAGTTTCAAGCTAGAACCAAATACACAACAATACGACCTACAAGCCATTGTTCAGGCTTCAAGCTCTCTAGCCTCTTCTGATTATTACAACAAGATTAATAACAAAAAAGTTCTTATTAGAAATGTTTATTACAAAAGCCCCAAGGTTATGTGGAGGTTCTTTAGCTACTACGGTGGTCTCAACGTAGTAGGCAACCTTTCCACCTATGGTCAGTATGCTGATGACTCAACATACGAGGTTATTCCAACTTGGCACAACCGTTTGCAAGCTATGGCATACGAAGACCACACAAATGTTCGTTTCTCACACTATTCTTACGAGTTACACAACAACTTTTTAAAGGTATATCCACCCCCAGGAGACTCTGTACAGTCCGATGATTACATTTGGTTTACATTTACCGTTGATGAAGATGCAAACACCGTAGATGATACCAGAGAGCGCGGAGTAAAGGGTGTAAACAACATGAACACCTTGCCATTTGCTAATATTCCCTACGATAACATCAACTCGGTGGGTAAGCAATGGATTCGCCGCTATGCCCTTGCACTTTGTAAGGAAATTTTAGGTCAAGTGCGCTCCAAGTTCGGCACTATTCCAATTCCAAACGATTCTGTGACTCTAAATGGCTCAGACCTTATTAGTCAGTCCCGAGAAGAACAACAAAACTTAAAAACAGAACTAAAAGAGCTTCTAGACCAACTAACTTACTCAGCTTTAGCTGAAAGTGACGCAAATATTGTCGAGAACTCGCAAAAACTTTTTGAAAACGTTCCAAATGCAATCTATGTGGGGTAAATAAATGGCAAAATTCACAAGACCAGATGCGCCACCACCACCGCTCTTTGTTGGCAAGAAAGAAAGAGACTTGGTTCGCCAAGTTAATACCGAACTTATCGAAAATGTGGTTGGTCAAGCCATAGCTTACTACGCTATTAGTTTAGAGCACACAAACTTTCACCCTGTTTATGGCGAGGCAATACAAAAAACTTTCTTACCACCAGTAAGGGTTTATGCAAGAGTAGAGGCACAAGAGAGTGACGTAACAAACGACAGTAAGGGTTACGACAAAAGACCCCGCATCTCAGTATACTTTCACCGTAAGAGACTCACAGAAGACCAAGACCTTTTTGTTAGAGTAGGAGACTTTGTTTACTACGATGGAGACTACTACGAGATAGTAAAAACCATTGGCGCAAAAAGATTGTTTGGTCAAGAAGGGCAAAAATACGAAACCACAGCAGAGTGTATAAAAGCAAGGGAAGGTTTATTCGATGGCAACTGAAACAAGAGCATACACTCCTTCTACCTTAGAAACAATAGATGCAGCTTTTTACCGCTGGGTAGATGAACAACTCGACCTACACGTCAGAGCAAATAACGAAACAAGAAAAGTTCCTGTTATTTGGGCTGGTGCAGAGAGAGCATATCAAATAAAAAAGTCCAAAGAAGCCAGAGATGGAAGTGAGACACTTATCCTCCCACTTATCACTATTGAAAGAACAAATGTTCAAAAAGACCCGTCCAGAATGGGACCATTCGGCAACAATGTTTACAACAACTCGGACAGAAGAAGAAACAACTTTTTAGTTGGCAAAAATATCCAAGCCGATAAAACAAAGAATTTTGCCAACGCTGACTCCCTAAGAGTAAGAGGAGACAAAAACTCTCGTTTCAAAACAAAGCGAGTTGTTTACGAGTTTTCCTCTATCCCAACACCAACTTGGGTTCACGTCACATATGGTGTAAAACTGGTGGCTGAGTATCAAACTCATATGAATGACCTTGTTACTCCATTTATGAACCGTTTTGGTAATGCTTACTCTTTCGACCTCGGAGACGAAAACAACTCATATGAAGGTTTTGTTTCGCAAGACTTTGCCCAAAGCAATAACCTTGCAACCTTGGGAGAGGAAGAAAGAAGATTTGAAACTGATATTGAAATCCGAGTGGAAGGCTTTTTAATAGGGGAAGGCATCAACCAAGAACAACAAACCGTTGCTGTCAGAGAGAATGCGGTCAAGATACGATTCAAGAAAGAAGAGACATTTTTTATTGAGTAGGTGTTTGACCCACCATAACACTATTTATTAGGAAGTTTTTCTTAGGAGAAATACAATATGTCAGAAAGAAGATTCAAGTTTGTGTCCCCTGGTGTTTTCATCAAGGAGATTGACCAATCACAACTACCCGATACACCCGTTCCTGTTGGTCCAGTGGTTATCGGTCGCTCAGAACGTGGTCCAGGCATGAGACCCGTAACAGTTACTTCATTTTCAGAGTTCGTTCAAACATTTGGTGAACCCTTTTCACAAGAATCGGCTAGAGATGCCTGGAGAGACGGTGGAAAGGCAGGTACAGCTTACGGCGCTTACGCTGCAAAAGCTTGGTTGAGAAACAACGGTTCACTGACATTCATTAGACTTCTCGGAAAACAAGACCCCGACGCTTCAAGCACATCTGACCGCGCAGGATGGAAGTCAGAGGAAGCTCTAGGATTCTTCCTGTTCGGCTCCTCATCAACTGGCTTGCACACAGGTACTCTTGCTGCTATTATTTATAGAGAAGATGGTGCCACAATCCAACTCGCAGGCAATACTGCCGATTATGAAGAAAGCGCCAACCAGCTTAACGCTACTCTTATTGATGCCCTCGCTGGCACAAGCGCAAAAAACGCTGAGTTCAAGTTGGTCATCGAAGGCGAAGTTGCTCGTGCTTCTGATGGTGAAACAACAGGCTCATACGTTTTCAACTTTAACCCCAATTCAAAGAAATACATTCGCAACGTTCTAAACACAGACGCGATCAGAACAAACAGCAATATTTACGCTGCAAGTTCAACCACCTACAAGAAATACTTCTTGGGTGAAACTTTTGAAGAGAGCCTAGACAGCATTTCTGGCACCTCCTACATGGGTGTCATTGTAAAGCTCGCCTCAACAGGTTCAGGTGCTGAGAGCGGTGAGAACTTCCAGTTCCCATCACAAAAAGCTGAGACAGGCTGGTTCATCGCACAAGACCTTAACGAGAACACCGCTTCATACGACCCAGAGGACATGCAAAAGTTGTTTAGACTCCGTGCTCGTGACGGTGGCAAGTGGGTTCAAGATAACCTAAAAGTTTCCATCACAAACATGCGCTACGGTCGCATCTCCGGTTCATACGGTTCATTCGACCTAGTTCTTCGCAAGCTAGACGACACAGACAACACAGTTGAAGTTGTCGAGCGTTTCAGCAACTGCAACCTCGACCCATCATCACCAAACTACCTCGCAAGAAAGGTTGGCGATAGAAGAGTCATTTACGACAACGTTAGAAGAATAAGCCGAGACCTCGGTCAATACGACAACCAATCAAAGTTTGTTTACGTTGAGATGAAAGAAGAAGTAGAGGCTGGTACAACACCAACAGAACTTCTACCCTTCGGTGTGTTCGGTCCCATCCGTTACGAGAATGTAAACTACCTTTCATCTTCAAACGGCTTTACCGATATTCTGGGTTCAATCGTAACACCATTTATTGCAGGTTCGGGCTCTGTGACAGGTGGACCACAAGCTGCCCTCACAACACAGTACATTCTTACTGGTCAAGACGCTGAACTTCGCTTCAACTTCCCACAAGTTCCACTAAGAGCCGCCAACACAGACGGTGGTGGTCTTGACCCAACATCAGTCTTCTACGGTGCCTACACCGGCAAGACAACAGCAAACGCACAGTTCGCAGAAGATATCCTAGATATCATTAGACCAAGACCAAGAAGCCTCTTGGCTGACCCAAACAGCGAAGAAAACTCCGCTGCAAACGAAGTGGATGGTCTAACCGAGTTCTCATGGGTATTCTCGCTTGATGATGTTTCCGCTTCATTCTCAGGAAACAGAGTCCAGCAAAGCTCCTACGCCGCAGGCAACAGAGTAGCCGGTGCTTCTGTAACATCAAAAGCAGGCTCAAGCTACAAGACTCTTATCGACCGTGGCGTTGCTCAGTTCACAACCGTACTCAACGGTGGTTCAGATGGTTTCACCATCAAAGAGAAAGAACCAATCCTTCGTGAAGGTCTCCTCTCTTCAAACAGTAGCGATAACTACGCTTACTACTCAGTACAAAGAGCTATTGACCTTCTATCAGACCCAGAGCAAATTTCTTTCAACTTGGCTACAGTCCCAGGTCTAAAGAACGCTGGTCTCACAAAGCGTCTCGTAGAGCGCTGCGAAGACCGTGGTGATGCACTAGCCATTATCGATATCGAGAAGGCATTCGTTCCACCACCAGAGCGCACAGCAACACAGGCTGCTGCTCCAAACGCCAACGACACCATTGGTGATGTTGAGGATGCAGTAGAAACATTTATTGACCGTCAGCTTGACTCTTCATTCGGCTGCGCTTACTACCCATGGGTACAAGCCCTAGACGATGAGAACAACAAGGTTGTTTACCTACCACCATCAGTAGTCGCACTTGGCGTTATGTCCAAAACAGACTTTGACCGTGGTCCATGGTTTGCACCAGCAGGCTTCACACGAGGCGGTCTATCAAGTGACGCAACTGGCATCCCAGTTCTAAGCGCCACAGAGAAACTAACCTCTAAAGACCGTGATAAGCTTTACGAGGTGGGCATCAACCCAATCGCTACATTCCCCAACGAGGGTGTTGTAGTGTTCGGTCAGAAGACCCTACAAGCTGACAGAAGCGCACTCGACCGTATCAACGTTCGCAGAATGCTTATCTACGTCAAGCAAGGTCTCTCACAGATTGCCTCCAACTTCTTGTTTGAGCCAAACGTTCAAGACACATGGAACCGCTTCCTTTCAGAAGCCAACCCGTTCT